ATCATGGCCATCCCAATGTCCCACGTGATCATCTCCGCACTTGACAGTCCTGCTAATGGCATCATACCACAAGTGGTTAGAGCCAGCTGTCTTTTTACTCGGGAGGTCCCTAAGCTTTGCTTTGTTGGAAGGAGCGGAAGTGAATCCACCACCCTTCCCACTGGACTTCCTATATGGTCGCGTTTTCGCGTGCGACACCCTGCGTTTTCCCTCTTTGGAGTTTTCCTGCGCGCCGTCTAAGGCTGCCGCCAAGTCCTCACCTTCAAGGGGAGAGCTAAAAGGACAATAACCATCCGAGTCGGTCAGATAGTAACTCTTGCTAATCAAATAGAAAGACGTAGCTTCATTTATTGGTACGCCTGTGCAAAAATTGCTACCCTTCTTCTTGGATCGTTTTTTCTTGGAGCTAGCAACAGAAATGCCTGGCTGAACGTCATCCACCAATTCTTGAACAGCATCTGCAACACTGCTAAGTGCAACACCCTGCACACTAGAAACTTCACTTTCCTTAGTGCAGGTGGCTTCGTGATTAAAGAAGCCAAAAACTTTATCTTTCGCCCGCTTCCACAACGTGGGCGTCCCATCTTCAGAGCACTTGTGTGCATACTTTAGGCACAATAAAAGTGCCAGGCCTATATATATAATCATGATGACCGTGAAAAGAATCACGAATACACCATGCCCTTTCTGACTCTTCTTAACTAAATAGCCTTCTTTGTCATACCCAAAACGGGTGCAACAAAATACAAGCGCCCTGTCAATAGACGATAACATACTTTTGTGTATGAACACCCTACCGCTAAAAGCAGTTACCCTGGCATACCTACCACCCTGTCCCGGTGGCTGGATCCAACCCTGATCGACAAGCAAACTTCCGATGGAGAGATCAGCTGCCGAGTTTAATCTTGTTGCGTATGCTAGCAAAGTGCCAACGCTAAGAAACAGTCCTTTGAACATTAGTAGGACCTCCGTGCACAAATAATGGTCCGCTCTTGCAAGCATTTCATCTGAAGCGCCCTGGGGGTCTCCCACAATATCAAACTTCTTGAGATTTCTACGCGGAGTCTGCTTTGCAGTCATACTAGCAATAAAATCGTCGAGCGACGCAATAGCATCAAGCAAGACGTGCAAGTTTAAACCAGCCCTGAAACCGTCGACAACAGTGTCTGCTATGTCAAACTTACGTGCAAGCTTCTGCACAGGTTTGAATAACACAGTCACTCCGAAATACATATCAGCAAAGGCATCAAGCACTAAAAAGGACTTTACGAAGACTCTTCCCGTCTCACCTAAGAGTGCCAGAAGCTTGTAGAAAATGTGCGCTACAGCGAGTGAGAAAATGTACGACTCCAATCGATTCTTGATCGTCTGGCACTTGCGTGCGAAGACCAGTCTCGACAAGTAGAACAATATAGCCTCGAACAAGCCGTGTTCCTGCACTGTGGTATATGCTGCATGAGCACGTAATGCAAC